AACCGTAGTCGGTACAGCGTAATTGGCAGACAGCGTGGTATACCCGTTAGCGGATAGATAGGCAGTTCTATGATCTCCATCCGCATAACAAACCCGCCCAGCTTTGTCCTCGTACATATTTCCGAGTGCGCTTTGAGCGATCTGCGCGCAGAGGTTGTAACTGCTAAAAGGATCTGCCCCTCGGGCTATCATCTCGTAGAGCCCGGGCTGGTCAATCTCGCCAAGGCCTACGTTTTCCGCATTGGCCCAAGTGGTCGTAGGGTCGTAATCCTGCCATTGTAGAGCCGGTGCTACCTCATTCCAGGAGTTAATTAATAGTTCGTTTAGAATGTCATAAATCTGGGTGCCATCCTCCGTCTTTGGCAAGGCATCCGGGAACAAGGCCTTCGTCAATTTAGCCAGGGAACCGACGGCCAATATATTACCGATTGTTATAAATCCGACCTCTTCAGGTGAGCGTACGGATATACCGAAGTCCGATACGGTGCCACCGAATACGGGTACATACGTACCGGAGCTGTTCTTTAGCTCTAAAGTCAAAATATCGGTTACGTCAATATCAAAGGCTGTATTATCAACGTTTACGATTTCCATACGGGCATACCCGGCATTGCACTGTAGATCGATATCATCTCGGCCGGTGGCCATATTTACGCTTAGGACATTGGTGTAAACCGTGGTGCCCACGGTAATACGCCATTCTGGTAACCAGGTACTCACGCTATCGTATAATCTCCGGAACCTCTATTAACTGAGGTGCCTCTATATGTGGATTGATTAAGTACGTCCTCGACAGCTCGAGCAATAGCCTCAGGATCGCCTAAACCTGCCTCGATCTTAATATTATAAGTAGCCGGGTAGCCGCCGCCGTAATTCATTGTAGGGCTATATCCACCAAGGTCGCTTTGTTGATTCTCGGTTAAAGTTGGAAATAAATCAAAGATAGTTACGTCCTTGCCTAGCTTGCTCGTTGCCTGAGCCATTTTTTCAACGGTATCTATAACGGTTGAAGCTGGGATAAGTGAACCTACACCGCTGGAAGTTAAACCGCCTAGATTTCCTCCGGTGCCAATCTTTCCTAATAACGCTATATATTCTTGTAATGCTTTCAAGCGCGCATCGTCGGCTGCCTTTTGTGCTTTGGCTACGCGATCGATCATATTTAACTCTTCGGATTCGCGAAGTTTGCCGAGGACCGTAGCCGCGTTTGATGTCTTGCTAAGTGAGGCTAGTTTGGCGATTTCGGTTAGTTGAATCTGTACGCGCTCGCTGTAACTTTCCTTAGCTGCTAAATCACCGGCAGCCGTAATAGCGGCGTTGTATTTACCAAAGGCGATCTGGCGAGCGTTCTCCTTATCGCCTTCGGCCATCTTTGATTTATCGATCGCGTTTAATTCATTTAATAGTTGCGTATTGATAGCCAATAATGCCGCATCGCTGATTTGTTTGATTCCAGCCAATTTAGCCAAGTCAGCGTTCTTTTGGAAGTTAGCCAGTTCTCCTATCTTCTTTAATGCCAGTTCGCCGTTCTCATCCTCGATAGCCATAAGAGCCTCAAGGCGTAACAAGGTCTCTTTGTCATAGGTTGCCTTTAATGCCGCCGCAATAGATACCCGGGTTGTATCAAAGACTGCCGCAGCCTTACTTAAAGATAACTTATTCTTTTCGGCTAACTGGGCTTTCTTTTGTAATGCGATCAATTCCTTTTGACGTTTTAACGCTTCTTTATCCATTTTGGCTTTTTCGGTGTTAGCCTGAAAGTTCTTAAAGTTTTCAGGTAAACCTTGAGGAAAGCCTCCTTGACGGCCTAATAATAGATCGACCTGAGTTCGTAAGTTGCCAATGGAAAAGGTACCAAGGTAATTCTTTAATCCTCTGAAGGCATTTTCCAATACACCAGCGCCTGGGATGCTAGAGAATAGATTGCCTAATTCTTTTGTTAGGTACGCCGTATTAGTAATAAGTCCAGAAATTGAATCAGCAGCGCTGTCCACCTTGGTAATCAATTTATCCATACCACCGGATGACGTACCCAGTGCAGCTACTAAAGATTGACCTATCTGTTCGCTAGCTTGTTCTGCCGCAATTTTAAGGCGATTAACCGAACCGGCATAAGAGTCAGCCGCGTTTTTAGATTGACCTGCGTACTGTGCGGCGATTAACTTTTCAATTTCAAGATATGACTTACCGGATAACTCGGCGTTCGTTAATCCTAGGTTTAATTGCTTTAGGCCTTTGAGGTTGCCTACGTATGCCTGACTCAGGATTTTCGTAGCTGAGACGAGATCCATACCCGTACCGGCGCTGATATCCATCGCGGTATTTAACATCGACTGCGCAATAGTTGTTGATCTGGTTACCTGGGCTAATTGAATAAACGAAGGTTGAAGGACATCGCGATTGACACCGGTGGCTTTTTCTACGGCATCGATGTAGCCCTCTGCCTCAGCGGTTGCAAAGGAGAAGCCTAAGTTACGTAATGCCTGGTCTAAACGCTTTGCCTCGGCTATCTGTTCGCCATATGCAGCTACAGCTTTCTTTGAATAACCTAGTAGGGCAGCGGCGCTAAAGGTTATGCCTAGGGTTCGACCCAAGCCTTTAACGGTTTTACCAAAGGCATTGATTTGCTTCTCACCTTTGGTGAGCGCCTTGCCATTCCACTCGGCGGCGGCGGTAACTAATAGATTAGGTAAATTGGCCATTATGCAGCCAGCCCGAATCGGCCCTGGTTGAAGTTTTCAATCGTTTTCATAATAGCCATCACGACCGCATCCTGGGCTTTGCCCCGGTCCTCTTTCCAAGCTCTAAAAATCATACGGCCACGCTCGGCTTGTTTGTCACCGTAAAGCGGCCCCATCCGGTTAATGAAGTGAGCACCAGCGCCAGGATTGTTAGAACGGCTATTAGGGTCTCCGCCCGGATTTTTACGGCCAGCGGTCTCATAGATTGAACCGGCAGCGGATTTGTTGGCCACGTAATACAACGCTTGCCATCCGTTTCGGTTTCGCTTGCTAGGTGCCTGTGAGTAATAAATACCCTTCTTGGCTTGTTCGGCATCGTACAATGGAAACATACGAAGGCGGCCCTCGGTATTCATCGTTCTGAACATAGAGTTACGTGCCGTAATTTGTTTACCGCGTGAACCTTCGGCCCACATATAAAGATTGTCTGGTTGTGGTGAAGGCGCAAAGCCGCGAGCCTTATCCCGAATTGGAATCATAGCTGCGCGGACTTCGGCGTTCATCTCTTTAAGCATTTCGGGATCAACCTTACGAAGCATTTTAACCGTTTCGCGTACGCCTTTTAGAGCGACTGGCATTTTCGGCCTCCTTGGCTTGATCGTTCAATACTTGTATTAACGTGTCGTACATAGTTCTATCGAGATCCAATATCGCTTGAGGCGCGACCCCGAGCCGTATAGATAACTGGGCTATCTGGTACGTCCGGGAATCGCGCCCTAGCTTAAAGGTTGCTCATCGTATAAAACGTTCACCTCTTTTAATGAATCGAGGAAATCAACGCCGAACATCTTTACCGTCTCGCCGGATGCCTTTAGACATTCCCAAGCCAGGTAGTAGAGATCCCCTTGTTTTTCATCCTCGCGAAAGGCTTTATGAAAGCCCTTCTTTGTATGTAGCTCGAACAGGTACTCAATACGCGGCGTAATGTCGTGCTCACTAACCTCGCCTGTAGCCCTTGTTATTTTGAGTCTGTACATAGTGTGCCCCTTGTCTGGTTGGTTATACGGTTGTGTCTACAACGATTGGAGAGTTGCAGGTAAAAGTGATCGATTGTGTTGAGATATCGCCGACAGCGCCGTTAATATCTGTGGTGTTGTTTACCAGAATCGTTGTCTGATATTCCGGATTGGTTGCCGAGATAGTTGCGCTTGTCTGCTTCAGTGTTAGAGGTACAGTCGTTCCCCAGGCACCTTGCAAAGTCTGCAAAACTTCGGAAGTGGCTGTGTCGTTCAGAAAGTCCAGAGTTACAGTTGAGGTCTCCAGGCCCTTAGTAAAACGTCTGGCAGAATCGCCCATCGCTGTGACTTCCAGCTCCTCGAATACGCGGTTAATCGTTGCGCTTGTTACGTGATCGGAAAGGTCTACCGAGTTAAGGGTTACGACCACTCCATTTGATAAGAATATAGCCATTAGCCTATTCCTCGCTTTCGGTTGTAGTTGGTGTTGGTTCGGACTTTACTTTTGCTACTTTGACTGGAGCAGGCTCGTCTACGATCTGCCCAATCTTTCGCAAAAACTTTAGGTCATCCTCTGTATATGGCATATGTCAGCTCCAGCTCGTGAGTATTGAGATATTAAAATCGGCAGTTAGCAACGTTCCACTTTGTACCTCAAGTACGGATGGTGCGGACATACTGCCAATATTCATAACGATATTCGATGAAGCCAATTTATTAAACACAGCGACGGCCAGTGTTTCGATACCATTCAAGTTCCCCTGGTTGTCCAGCATCGGCACCGTCATAATGATTTTCAGGTTTGCTAATGGAGCGATAGCGGCGTACGTGTTATTACTTGGCGTGATGTAGTTATCCGCCGGGGCCACGATGACCGAGTTGGCTGTGATCGTTGGCGGAGGAAAAGCAAAAGTGTTCCAAGAGTTAGGGTTAGCCAAAGCGGCGGCTACCGTAGCTCGTAAAGTTGTAATCGGCGCTGGCATCTGCTATCCGATCATACTGTTTGGATTTTGGTACCCGGCGATGAGCCCTCTGATCTTGCCGATCATTGAGTTACCCATCCTGTATGGCGAAGGACTGAATCCGTCAATAGATACGCCGCCGGTCTGTGATACCTGGCGAGCTTGGAATATGTCCACCGCCAGAATCATCGCGGCCTCGCGTACAGCCGGGGTGGTCGCGTAGCTGTTTGTCTTTGTATCCGCGCCCACGGCAGAGCCATAAGGGAGGACCCGGCTAAAATTAACATTAGCTGCGACCTTGGTAAATTGGATAAAGCTATAACCTGCTGGCCAATTCCAGGCGTAATTATTCCAAACGATCGACGGGATTAAATTAGTAGTACCGGCGCTCCAAGGCATCGTTCCCGTGATTGTGTACGTGCCGTTAAAGGTTGAGCCGCATCCACTCAAGGTTACGGATTGGCCGGTTGTAAAGATAGCCGGGTTAGCGATCATTACGGTTGCGACATTATTCTGCAAAGTCGTACCGACAACCGGCGCGGAAGCAAACCATAAAAATTGATTGAGAAGATCCTGGGCAGTCTGGCAGCACGTCTCGACGATATCTGACGAATAAAGGGCATCGATTCCAAGGTTGGCTCTTAGCTCTGCCTCGGTGACGTAAGTTGCCGGCACGATAATCTCCTTACTTAAAAAGGCCGGTAGGGCTCAAAGGGCTAAGAGCCCTACCGACTATTAGGGTTGTGGCTTAGATTTTCGCAAACTTGATAATACCGTTAGGCATCTTTGCGATAGTTGCCATAAATCCGTAGATCGCAACCTGTACTTGTAGGTTAGATACTACGTTCACTGACATATAAGCCTGAGGTCCACGATAAACGGTGAACGCCTCAGGAGCCAAGATAATGGCTGAGTTATCATCAACCGCAGTCTGCGCAAAGTTACGATCTACGTACAAATCAAGTCCAAGTACGTTACCGCGAATAGAGCCAGGCCCTACCTGTCCGGCCGCGTTCATTGGTTGAATTGCATTGTAAATTGGTCTCTTTGTGGTATCTGTCGCTGACATCAGTAGCTGCCATTGTGCACCGTTGCCGATGTAGTTCTGAGCGAAGTAACCTGTGTTTTCATAGACAAGCTTTGCAGCCTGTGAGCTGTAAGCGATAACGCCGTCGCTATCAGCTGTAGTAGCTGAAGCGTTAGTACCTGCAGCTAATAGCGCTGTAAGCACTGCGGTATCAATAGAAGTTAAATAAGCGTTCTGAAGTTGGTTAGTAAGTTCCGCATAAAAATTTGGATCTGATCTCTCGAGGAGCTCGACACTTATGGTATTCATTCCGGAATACTTGGATACAGTTCCAGTTAGATATTCTGTAACCATACCTGTATTAGATACGGCTCCAGCTTCGGCCTCTACTGTGACAGTCGGTGCAACGCCTGAACCGCCACCTGCTGATGTAACAAGTGATGGGACGTTAATTGTCATACCAGAATTTGGAAGAACTCCCTGACTGCAGGCATCAATAGCCGGGGTTCCAAAGCGTGTATTAGTTACAAACTCTGATAGGTACTGAGTTGGATTAAATGCCGGGTTAGTTGAAAAGCTATCGTCTGCGGCAGTTACATAAAGACGAGACTCATCGCTACCTAGTGCAGCTTTGATCTTGTGCTCTGTGTATGTTGCCATAGATACGATTGGTGTACGGACTCGCTGAGAATCCAATACTGACGGACGAATGATCTTACGAGCGGCTTCGACTTTTTCAGCCTCGACCGGTGTATCTACCGGAGTCTCCTCCGGTGTATTTTCTGGGGCTGTAGTCACAGCTTCCTCGCTTTCGGTTTCTGTTTCGGTCTCTACGATTGTCGTATTGATCGTTGTGGTTTTGGTGCTTGTGCTTGTTGCAGCTTCGAGCGCAGCTCGTGCCGCAGCAATATCAGTTACGGAGGCGCTGGAGAAAGCGGCACTCTCGACGAGGCTAACTTCCTTGAGGACCGCAGCCGTTACTAACAGGTAATCTCCCATTGGCTTCGAAGCGGTTACATCCACTCCGACGGATAAGCCACTGACCAGATTTTCCTGAGCGAGTACGAGCGCATCTTGTCCTCGAGTGCTACTCGAAAGCTTAAACGATCCGTACACGCCTGCAGTTGAATCGCTGAACGAAATTGCGCGACCTACCGGCTTATCTTGTTGATGCTGCATTAAAAGCTTTATCTGTGAGGCCTCGGCGTAAGTAATTGAACCGCGCTCGAACATTACAGGGCCTGCACTCGTAAAACCGATCTCGCCATATGGTGCAACAAGTCCGGATACGATACGGCGCTCTGTATCAGCCGCCTGGATTTCTTGACTAAACGTTAGTAGCACTTGCATCTCCTAGCGGTGTGAGTTGTTCCATTTGTCGAGCTTGTTCGGTATTAATTAAATCTAGATTTAACATCTTTTCGATAATATCCAAGCGATCCTTTGCATCTACACGAAGGAACGTATCGTCTACCGCAAAACGCACTTGATTTTGGCTATTGGTAATGTCATTCATACTGAGGCGGTCCTCGATCGCGGAAATATAAGGCTGCAGAGAATAAGCGACAAATTCTTTTCTGCCGTCCAGAATATTTTGATATGTCATCGAGTTATTCATATCGCTTGAAATCATATACGCCGGTACATTCATCGAACGTGCGATCTCGGTACTTAAGTACTGTGAGGCCTCCGTGTAGGCCATATCTTTAGGCGAGAATGAAGTAGGTACGTAATCCAAAGTGGAAGTCAGATACGCCGTTGATCGATTTTGACGTGCGCTCTTGAACGCAGCTAGTAAACCTTGGATCTGTGTTTCAGGAAGGTCGGCTCCCGAGTTCTTCAATATTCCAGTCGGCATCGGAGTTGCAGCGCTTACCGCCGCCGCTTTCTGGATGTCATAGGCGGCGCGAATAGTTGTACTTGCTGTTAGTAATACGCCAGGTAACAATGATTGGAAAGTGACGAGCGAGCCAATTCCGGCCATCGGTGCAAGTTCACCATCTACAAAATAATCTTTTACTTCGGTGCCGTATTTGTCGGTGGTATATGTTACGCGGTTATTCGCAACCCACTCGAACCCGGAAGGCCTGCCATCGTCGGCATAC